CTGGTAGATTAAAAGGTGGAACAAAGAAAAGTGGTGGAAAGACATACTACCAAGATTATAAAAAGAATAAAGGTAATTTAGAGGGATTTGAAACACACGGGTATATCTTAACAGCTCCACACGTTAGTGTAAGTGTAGGTGGAAAAGAAGTTAGTGGAACGGTAATGAGAGAATTATTAGGTTCACCAAAATATGATGATAGTGAACGACAAAAATTATTTAAAAAAGCTTTTGGTTATTTTGATAAAGGTGTTTATACCATGATGGTAAATAAATTTAAAAAATTATTTGAAGAGTTTATATTGAGTAATGATTTGATAAAAGAATTTTTAATGGAGAGTACAACTGCAATGTCACCAACGGATGACGGCCCACCAACATTTTACAAAGGATTTTCAGATTATAAAAAATGGTCTAAAAAGTGGATGGATGATATGTACGCTGATGCTGGTTGGAAAGTATTACAATTTATTTTAGGTAAACACGCTATTAATCCCGATTTTGATTATACATTGAAATATAATGTTGTACCAGCAGTTGCATATGGTAGAAAACAAACAGGTGAATATGGATCAAGATTTGGTGTTACAGATCCAATAAGTACATATAAAGATTATATAAGTGGAACAGTACTAAAAAATTTGGGATATGAGATAATAAAATGGATGGGTATAACACCTGATGGTAAAAAGTATACTGGTGTGGAAGTAGAAACTCCAGTATTACCTGGTGTTGGACATCCAGATGATAATGTAGCTAATACAGAAGAAGATAAGTTAGATTTAAAAGAAAGAATTAATTTAGATGAAGAAATAAAATTGTTATTAGGTGAAGATATAAAACCAGATGTTATTAAAAGTTTTGTTATCAGAGATTCTTTGAATACTAAATTGTGGGATGGAGATAAATTAAAACCAGAAATTAGAAAAAAATTATTAGTAATAGCTAAAAACTTTTTTAAAGATTTAGAATTAGAACCAAATGTAAATTTAAAAGATATTACTTTAACTGGTAGTATTTCAAATTATAATTGGTCAAAGTTTTCAGATGTTGATTTACATTTAAGACTTGATTTTAAACAAATAGATGATGATGAAAATTTTGTAAAGAATTATGTTTTAGCAAAGAAAACAATTTGGAATAATAAACATGATATTAAAATTTTTGGTTTTCCTGTAGAAGTTTATGTTGAAAATTTAGGTGATATACACGTTGCTTCTGGATTATATTCAATATTAAAAGATAAGTGGATAGTAGTACCAAAGAAAAAAGAATTACAAATTGATTTAGACGATATTCGTTCAAAAGCTGAAGGCTATTTGGGTTCAATACCAGTATTACAACAAAAGCTGAAAGATGGTAAGTATGATGAAGTGGTTGCAATGGTAGAAAAGATTCAAGATAAGTTAAAGAGAATGAGAAGTTCTGGATTAGCAAGGGGTGGAGAGTTTTCGGTAGAGAATCTAGCGTTTAAAGCATTAAGACGATCACCATTTATTGGACAAATACTAGACATGAAACGTGATGCATATGATAAGAAGATGTCAATGAAAGAAAGAATAAATTTAGATGAAGAAGTTAAGTTATTGGTAGAAGGTGGAGCGTATGGACATATGAATCATCCATTTGACGATAAAAATATTACATTTTCAGATTTAAAGAACATAGTTATATTAGGGTTAGGTGGTAAATTAAATCGTGAAGATGGAGTTACAGAGAAATTAGATGGTCAAAATTTGATGGTTTCTTGGGTAGAAGGTAAATTAGTTACAGCAAGAAACAAAGGTCAATTAAAGAATTTTGGTGCAACTTCAATGGATATTAAAGGAGTTGCTTCTAAATTTGCAGGTAGAGGTGATATTAGAGATGCTTTTGTTTTTGCTATGAAAGATTTGAATAAATCAATAAGTTCTTTATCTGATAAACAAAAAGATAAGATATTTGGTAATGGTAAAAACTGGATGAATTTAGAAGTTATGTATCCAAAGTCTGCTAATGTAATTGACTATGATAAAGCACAAATAGTATTTCATGGAACTTTGGAATATGATGAAAGTGGTACGGCAATAGGACAACCTAAAGATTCTGCTCGTATGTTAGCCGGTATGATTAAACAGGTTAATCAAGATGTACAAAAACATTATAAAATAGGTAAACCACAATTTTTAGAAGTACCAAAAGTACAAGATTTTGGAAAAAAGAAGAAAGTATATTTGAATAGATTAAAAAAGTTACAAAATCAGTACAAATTAAAAGATAATGATACGTTATCTAAGTATCATCAATCATATTGGGAAGAATTTATTTTTAATGCGTCAAAACAACATAAAGCAAAAATACCGAATAGAGTTTTGATTAATTTAACTAAAAGATGGGCATTTTTTGATAAATCATATAAAATACAACAAATTAAAAAAGATTTAGCTAAATTTCCAAAATTTCTTGATTGGGTATTGTCATTTGATAAAAATGATCATTCCAAATGGGTAAAACAGAATATGAAACCATTTGAAGTACTGTTTTTTGATGTTGGAGCGGAGATTTTAAAGAATATTAGTGGGTATTTAGCCGCATCACCTAAAAAAGCAGTACAAAAGATAAGAAAAGATGTGATTAATGCTATAAAAACAGTAAAAAGTGGTGGTGATGTTAAAAAGATACAAACTTTAAAGCATCAGCTTGATAAATTAGAGAAAATAGGTGGATTATCATCAATAGTTCCATCTGAGGGTATAGTTTTTAAGTATAAAGGTAATACTTACAAGTTTACAGGTGCTTTTGCTCCTGTAAATCAAATTTTAGGGTTATTAAACTTTTAGGAGTAGTCATGTCAGGGTATAGTAGAGATATAGAACGACAAAATAGAGCTTTACAGTCAATTTTAGATGGTGGTACACCCGAAAAACGAATTTTTGTAACTAAAGAAGATATGGAGTTCAAAAATAAGTTAAAAAGGGAAAAAGAGGAAGAAAAAAAGAGAATAGACGAAAAATTTGAAGCAACTAAAGGTGCACGGATGCCTTGGTTTTGTACAGAGTGTGATAAGATTATGAAAAAACGATTAGACAACAAAATGTGGTATTTATATGGACATTGTTTTGATTGTCAACTAAAAATTGAAAATAAAATGAGAATTGATGGTACATATGATGATTGGACTGAACAAAAGGTTATTGCAAATAAATTAGCTTGGATAGCTGAACAAAAACAAGCAATTGAAGAATTTAGAAATCAAAAGTCACCAGAATTTTGGCAACAATTTAGACCAGATGGATATTCTGTTGATAAGGAAAAATGGAATATAGATATGAGTCAAGTTCAAAATGTAGCTGATGAGGCTTTGGGATATTTACAAAAAATAGAAGATTCTCTAAAGTGATATATTTATATATAGGTGAATTTTAATTAAATTTAATGGGAGAGATTAAATGGGAACTATAACAAGTGGAGCTAATGGACGAAGTGATGTTGGCTGGGTAAATAGAAGTGCAGCTACAATTAAGGATGATGCAAAATTTAGTAAAGTAAAAACTGCAGGCCCTACTAATACACAAACAGATTTTACAGGCTCTTTAGCAGGATCAAGTGGATTTATAATTGAAACTGCGGGTCAGGGTGTAATAACACCAACATTGGGTGATGCTATTACAGCATCAGCTTTAACAGCTAAAACACTTTATGAAATAGGTGTAAGACGAATAAGTGGAAGTTGTACTGTACACGTAGTATACTAACATGAAACGTAACTCAAACGGACAATTAAAAGATGTAATCAAACAGGAGTATGTAAAGTGTGCTTCTGATCCTGTTTATTTCTTGAAAAAGTATTGTGTGATACAACATCCAATAAAAGGTAAAATACCATTTCATCTTTATGACTTTCAAGAAAAAACAATAGAAGATTTTATACAACACCGCTTCAATATTATTTTAAAAGCTAGACAGTTGGGTATATCTTCTATTACTGCTGGATACTCTTTGTGGATGATGACATTCCATCAAGATAAAAACATCTTGGTAATCGCTACTAAACAAGAAGTAGCAAAGAATTTAGTAACAAAAGTTCGTGTAATGCATGCTAATTTACCATCATGGTTAAAACAAAAATGTGTTGAAGATAATAAATTAAGTTTACGATATAAGAATGGTTCACAAGTTAAAGCAGTATCAAGTGGTGAAGATGCAGGACGTTCTGAAGCACTTTCATTATTAGTATTAGATGAAGCAGCATTTATTGATAGAATAGATACAATATGGGCCGCAGCTTCACAAACACTTTCAACTGGTGGTCAATGTTTAGCATTATCTACACCAAATGGTGTTGGTAATTGGTTTCATAGAACTTGGATGGATGCAGAAGATAAATTGAATGACTTTAATTTTATTAGGTTGCATTGGTCATTACATCCTGATAGAGGACAAGAATGGAGAGAAGAACAAGATAAATTATTAGGTCCATCATTAGCTGCACAAGAGTGTGATTGTGATTTTATTACTTCTGGACAATCTGTAGTTGATGGTGTTATTTTAGAAGAATATAGAAATACTCAAGTAAAAGAACCAATTGAAAAAAGAGGAATAGATAGTAATGTTTGGATATGGGAGCCACCGAATTATACAAAAGATTATATAGTATGTGCTGATGTTAGTCGTGGTGATGCAACAGATTATTCAGCTTTTCATATTATAGATATAGAAAGTTTAGAACAAGTAGCGGAATATAAAGGTAGGATTTCAACAAGAGATTATGGTAATTTATTAGTTAATATATCAATTGAATATAATAATGCATTACTTGTTATTGAGAATAATAACATTGGTTGGGCAGCTATACAACAATGTATTGATAGAGAATATGATAATTTATTTTATATGAGTAAAGATTTACAATTTGTTGATGTACATAGACAAGTTAATAATAAAATTAATAGAGCAGAAAAACAAGTTATTCCAGGATTTACTTTGACACAAAAAACAAGACCTTTGGTTATTGCAAAATTAGAAGAATTTTTTAGAGAGAAATTAGTAACAGTACACTCTCAAAGATTAATTGATGAGTTGTTTGTGTTTATTTATAATGGTAGTAGAGCAGAAGCAATGAGTGGATATAATGATGATTTAGTAATGTCGTATGCTATGGGATTGTGGATAAGAGAAACAGCTTTGAGATTACGTGCAGAAGGCGTAGAATTACAAAAGAAAGCAATTAATAGTATAACATCAAATCAAGGTGTTTATACTTCAACAAATAACCAAAATGATTCCTGGGTTATGGAAATAAATAAAGAAAAAGAATCATTAGAATGGTTAATTAATTAAAGAGGTAAAATATGGCTGATAAAAGTCTATTTAGTAGATTAAGAAGATTATTTTCTACAAATGTAATTGTAAGAAATGTAGGTGGAAAAAAATTAAAAGTTTCCGATACAAGTCGTACACAATCTACATCAAAAAATAATCTTGTTGATAGATATCAGAAAATTTTCACTGGTGCAGGATTAAGTGGATATTCAGATTCGTTATTGACGAAATCAATGAGATTGAATCTTTTTAAGGATTATGAATCTATGGATAGTGATGCAATTATATCATCTGCACTTGATATTTATGCAGATGAGTCTACAATGAAATCGGAATATGGTGAAGTTTTAGAAATAAAAACAGATAATAATCAAATAAAAGATATATTACATAATTTATTTTATGATATTGTTAATATAGAATTTAATTTATGGCCTTGGATTCGTAATATGTGTAAGTATGGTGATTTTTTCTTACATCTAGAAATTAATGAAAAGTATGGCATTACAAATGTAGTTCCGTTATCTGTTTATGATGTATCACGATTGGAAGGTATGGATCCAGAAAATCCAGAATATGTAAAATATTTAATTGAATCTACTACAACTGAACATAGATACAAACCTGAACATTCTGCTACAAGAGAAGAATTAGAAAATTATGAAGTAGCACATTTCAGATTACTTTCTGATTCTAATTATCTTCCGTATGGTAAATCACAAATTGAAGGTGGTCGTAAGATTTGGAAACAATTAACTCTTATGGAAGATGCAATGTTAATCCATAGAATTATGAGAGCACCAGAAAAAAGAATATTCAAATTGGATATTGGAAATATTCCGCCAGCTGAAGTTGATAATTATATGCAACAAGTTATTAGTAAAATGAAGAAAGCTCCAGTTGTAGAAGAAGCTACTGGTGATTATAATTTAAAATATAATATGCAAAATATTACTGAGGATTTTTTCTTACCAGTTAGAGGTGGTGATAGTGGTACTAGTATAGATTCACTTCCAGGCTTAACTTATGAAGCAACAGAGGATATCGAGTATCTTAAAAATAAACTTTTAGCGTCATTAAGAATACCAAAAGCATTTCTTGGTTACGAAGATCAAATTGGTTCTAAAGCAACTTTAGCTGCAGAAGATGTTAGATTTGCAAGAACGATTGAAAGAATCCAAAGAATAACTCTTTCAGAGTTAACTAAAATTGCTATTGTACATTTATATTCACAAGGATATCAAGATGCAGATTTGGTTAACTTTGAACTAGATTTAACAAATCCTTCTACAATATATGAAGAAGAAAAACTTGAATTGTGGGATAAGAAAACTAATCTCGCGGGGGATATGATTGAAAAAGGTATCGTCTCATCAGAATGGGTTTATAAAAATATTTTCGGATTTACAGAAGAAGAAATTGTAGAAATGGATGAACAGAAGGTTTTAGATTACAGAACTAAATATAGAAGAGATCAAATTGAACAAGAAGGAAATGATCCTGCAAAAAGTGGACAATCAGTTGGATCACCATCTGATTTAGCAATGGGTAGAACCAGTCATGAATTAGATGATATAGGTCCTGAAGGTGGTTCACCACCGGGAGGGTGGAACGGAGCAGGTAGACCAAAAGAAGGTGGTAAATATGGAAAAGATAGTGGTGTAAGAGGTAGAGATCCGTTAGGTGCACATGATAAGAGAAAAGGTGGCAGTGGTTCACGTAAATATGGTAAAACATTAGCACTGGCTCAGTATGATTCATTAAAAAAATCAATGACTTTTGGTAAAAAAGAAAAAGAAATTATAACGGAAGTGTCTGAGTTGGAACGAGAGTATAAGGATGAGGTAAGTTCCTTAACTAATAGTGTATCAAATGACTAATTATTGTTTAACTTTATATTTATTTATGAGTAAGTATATATATATTGGAGTATTTTAAGATGGCTCGAAAACTAAAACATTCTAAAATAAAGAATACGGGTATTCTTTTTGAATTGTTAACTAGACAAATTACAGCTGATGTATTAGCTGGAAAAAGTACAAAATCAGTTTTAATTGTAAAAAAATATTTTAATGAAAAAACTGAACTTGGTAAAGAACTTCAATTATACCAAATTCTTTCAGAAAAACATTATGAATCTGAAAATAGGGCCAGTCATTTATTAGATGCTGTAATTAAATCAAGACAAAAATTAAGTAATACTTCTTTACGGCGTGAAAAATATAATTTGATTAAAGAGATTAAAGAAAATTATAATGTAAATGATTTTTTTAATGGTCGAATTTCAAATTATAGAATTTTAGCTTCCATTTTTAATGTATTTCAATCAGAAACATCTCAAGAAGAATTTAAACCAGATCATATTGTTAGTTCAAAGTTTACTGTTTTAGAACACATTACAAGTAAAAAAGTTAGTGATAAGGAAATAAAAGAAAAAGTATTAAGAGAATATTCTAAAAATGATAAAGATTTAAGATTACTTGCATATGAAATACTTGTTGATAAATTTAATAAGAAATATAAGAAATTAAATGAATCACAGAAAGATTTGTTAAAACATTATATTAATAATATAAGTAATACAAATTCTTTACGTAGTTATATTGATGATGAAGTTGTAACAATTAAAAAAGAATTAAAAACTCAGTTACCAAGTGTGAATGATAAAATAACAAAGATTAAGTTAACTGAAGCTGTTAATCAAATAAGTAATTTAACTAAGGGTAAAGTAGTTAGTGAAAAACAAGTTTTAACTTTAATGAGATATTATGAACTAATCAAGGAGATTAAAAATGTCCATAAAAGTTAGTGAATTCAGAAAATATATTAGAAATATGATTAGACAGGAGCTAAAAGAATTACAAGAAGCTTCTGTTACTGGTAACATTGATGGAGGAGCGGGTCCACCCAAAACACCAGGAGCTTTTCGTAAGAAAAAATCAAAAAAAATTAAAAAAGCTGGACATGAAGAAGGTCATAAAAAACCAGATGTATTTGGATTTACTAAAGTAACTGAGGGTAAGTATCATGATTATAGAAATGATGATACATTAACAGCTAAACAAAAAATTGGTCGTTCAATGAGAGAAGTTCGTGACAGTTTATGTCAATTGGAAGGACTTGTCAAAATGAATGTTAAATTGAAAAATGAATTGAATGTTGATTCTAGGTCATATTGGAAAAATACACATAAGGCTTTACATAAAATAAGTGAGAGGTTAGTTAAATTAGCTAATAAGGTCGGCCAGTTACAATAAGTCATGCCTTTTGAAGAACACAAAAAGTCTTATATGGACTCTTTGTATAGTATTTCGACTTTATTAAAAAGATGGCATACTGAAATACAAAAGAAGGACGTGGATAAGAATTATATGATTAACCATTTAACTAAGTGGATTAAAAAGTTAGAAGAACTTAGACATGAAATTATGATGAGGAAAGATAAATGAAACAACTAATAGTAGATTATCTACCATTTGAAGTTAAAGCAGAACAAATTACTGAATCCATGAAAGAAAATAATGGAAAGTTAGTTGTTCGCGGTGTATTACAACGTGCTGAATCAAAAAATCAGAATGGACGTGTATATCCAAAAGACGTGTTGATGCGGGAATCTAAAAAATATTATAAAGAATTTATTAAACAAAGTAGAGCTATGGGAGAACTTGATCATCCAGAATCTTCTGTAGTAAATTTATCTAATGTATCTCATAATGTAAAGGAAATACATTGGGAAGGTGATAATTTATTAGGTGAAGTTGAAGTATTAGGTACACCATCAGGTAATATATTAAAAGAATTATTTAGAAGTGGTATTAAATTGGGTATTAGTTCTCGTGGAATGGGTTCAGTAGAAACCGTAAGTGAAGGTGGTGAACAATCACAAGAAGTACAACCAGATTTTGAACTAATTGCTTTTGACTTTGTTTCTAATCCATCTACACATGGTGCTTTTATGTATCCAATGCAAGAATCAGTTGATAAAACACAACCAGTTGGTAGAACTTGTGGTGACTATTGTAAGGTTGAGTCTGTTATAAATGACATTATGCGGGGAGCATAATGAAATTTTTTAGTTAATGGAGTGAATTAGTGGCTAATTATAGAATAATGATGGAAAAATGGCGAGAATGGCGTCTTGATGAAAGTAATCATTGTTGTGAAAATTGTGCACAAGGAGAGCTTTGTTGTTCTATTACCGAAGATATAAAGCACGTGGTTAAAGGAAAGAAAAAATTACAGAGATTGATGAAAAATGAAGCATCACTTAGATTAACTATGTGGGAATTAGTTGGGATTATGTCAAAAGATGAAGTTAATAAAAGTTTAGCTAATGATGTAAGTAAATCATACAAAAAAAATGTAACAAATTTTATGAGAGATGCTGTTAAGGCAGTTAAAGGGATGAAATAAAATGATTAAACTAAAAAAGATTTTAAAAGAAAGTAAATATGCATGGGATAGAGAGTTTGGTGATCCACTTCCCACTTTTAAAGATATAGCGGAAACTCATCAGAATAACTCTAAAGAACAAATTAATGAATATATTGATTTAGGTGATCCGGTAAGGGCTGTAAGAGATCATTTAAAGAATTTTTCTAAAGACTTAGATTATAAAAGAGGTGGATCATTTGATGGAGATTCAGGCGAGTATCATGGTTTTGAGGGTGGAGATGATAAACTCTACGCAAAGCGACATAAACAATTATCTGCTTGGGAAAAGAAAGCTAAGAAAACTTTAGATAGTCTTATGAAAGATTATGTAAAGGCGTGGAAGTAATACCATAAAACGATAGGAAAGTATAATGATTAAATTAAAAAAGTTAATTAAAGAATCAGCTTGGGATAGAGAATTTGGTGAAGCACTTCCTACTTTAGAAGATACAATGAATCAGTATAATGATGAAGTATTAACTGAAAAGAAAGAACTTGGTGGTGCGATGATAGATAAAATATATAATCTAACTGATAGAAACGCTCACAATATGGCTAGAGAAACTTTAGCTAAAGCTATGGGGAGTAAAGTATTACAAAAAAATTATGCTGCTTTATCTACCTTACACACACTTTTTCGTGATATGAATGATTTGATGGATGCTAGACATAGATTAGATAAAATGTTATTTGCTCAAGCTAAAAAAATGTATAGTGATTATGATGCTATATATGGAGCGTTCTAATGCCAGCAAAATCTAAACAACAACAAAAATTTATGGGTATTGTTCATGCTATACAAAAGGGTGACGCAAAAGCATCTGATTATTCTAAGGAAATAGGTGATGCCGTGAAATCTATGAAAAAGAAAGATGTTGAAGATTTTGCCGATACTGATAGGAAAGGTTTACCTGATAAAGTTAAGGAAGCTACAATGATTATGGAAATACCAGCTTCTGTATTTTCAGCGGCAGCTGGAGTTAAGATAAAAAAGAAAGGTGGCGGAAAAGTATCCGCTGCTACAGCAGTTAAAAAAGATTATGCTAAAAAAGATCCTGCGGCACATAAGAAAGCTAAAAGTATTTTTCAAAGACTTAAAGATAAGTTTTCAAAAAAGAAAGATGATAAAAAACCAGCTCCAAAGAAACAATCTAAATCAGATGCAGATTTTTATAAAAGACAATTTGCAGGTGAATCTGTAAAGGAAGATCACATTAAATTTTCTAAAGAAGAAATGGCACAGTTACATAAAGATGGTAAATTAGAAAAAGGTGGTCATACAATAGAGTTTGGTGAATCCGTAAATGAAGCTAATGCATCAGTAATTAGAAAAAAATTATTGAAACAGTTTGGAGATGACCCATTATATAAAGAATTTATTTTAGCTAAAACTCCAAAAGAACAAAAGAAAGCATTAGATACGTTAAAATCTATTCGTGGTGGAAATGCTGTAGTATTAATGCAAAAATATGTTAAAAAGTTACAAGATGAATCCGTAAAGGAAGCCAAGCCAAAACCACAATCATATAAATTTAAATTTCAATGCATGGAATGTGGAAAATCATTTATCAAATCATTAAAAAAATCACTTGAAGTTAAATGTCCAAAATGTAAGAGTGTTGATATAGAGTTGGAGAATATAAATGAATCAGATTTACCTATTACAACTAAAAAAGGAAAAACTATAACAGCAGTACATAAGAAGTCTGGAAAAGAAATAGTTGTTGTTGATACTCCATCTTCAAGAAAAAAATTGAAACGAATGGGTTTTGTAGTACAAGAATCTGTAAATGAAGCTAATGTAATCCAAAAGATAGATAAGTTAGCAAAAGCTAATAAGTATGGAACTGTTGATGGTACACAAATGAATGGAAAAACGGCTAGAGAGATTATTGCTATTTTTAAACATCCAAAAATGAATTCATATAGAAATCAAATGTTGAAGATGAAATCTCATGAATTAGTAGATTTAACTCTTAGATTATTAAAACCTTTAAAGATAAAAGTAGAATCTATAAATGAAAAAATGGGTCCAGAACAATACCATAGATATATGCAATATGTTTTTGATACTCAATTCAAGACACCTGAAGAGAAGAAGATGAAAAAATCTATCATCAAAAAAATAAATAAAGCTCAAAAGAAAAAAGGTTTACCATTATTTAAAGAAGAAAGAGATTATAAAGATGAATACAAGAAATTTCAGTCATCCACCAAATCAAAAAAATATAGAGCAGAATTAAATCAATACAATCGTAAGAAAGGTACTTATGGAAATGGTGATGGTAAAGATGCATCACATAAAGGGGGAAAAATCGTGGGGTTTGAATCTCAATCTAAAAATAGAGGAAGAGCCGAAAAGAGTCGGTTGAAAAAAGAAGGTAAGAAAGCTATAGGTGATTTTCATCAGATAGAACATAGTATTCATCAAGCAGTTCAAGGAATGAAAGCTCTTCGAAAGAAAATTGATGATGCTCCACATAATCCAAAATGGGGTAACATTGCAGATATGTTATATAAAAAGGAAATAGATTTCATTAAAATGTTAAGTAGATCAATTCCACAATTGAGAAATGTAGCCAAAGATAAAATATTAGAATCATCAAAAGAATCTAAAGAGCTTTTAAAAGAAAGACGGAATAATTGGTTAGGAGAAACTAAAGCTACAGACCTTGTAAAATTATATAAAAGTGCTGAAAAAGATTTAATTACATATACTAATAAAATTAATAGAATTAAAAGAGAGTTGAGTACATCGGCTTTTGGAAGTATACAAACAAAGATGACATCCCTTTCAAAAGATGTTGATAAAGTTAAAGAAGCAGTTATTAAAGGTATTGCTGATTTTAAAAAGGCTGGTAAACTAGAATCCGTGAATGAAGCTAGAAACAAAACCATTACAGCTATTGGAAGTATTATAGGAAAAAAACAAGCTAAAAAAATAGATGGAGTTTTGGTTGATATGCAAACAGCTAATGTGATTATGAAAGTTTGGAATGCACTTAATCCAGCTAACAGAAAGAAATTTGAAAATTTACCAATAAGGAAAATGGCTGATGTAGCTTGGAAATTGGTTAAATGAAATCAAATTATAAAAAAATAATGTTAGAAAATACTTTTGTACAAATACCAAGAAAAGATAATAGTGTTATTGTTAACAACAAAGATGCTTTTGATTTTTTTACAAGTAGAAAAGTGTTTGGTAATGTAAATGAAGATTTTTGGGCAACACCGCCAAAATTTAGTAATTCAGAGGCAAAACTACATTTAGATACAGATATTAAAAAAATGTCAAAAATTTTAGGTAAATCATCACAACAAATTATAAAAATAATGATGGATGGAGTTAAAGGTGGTAGATACGATGCTTTGGATATCCAACGAGGAATTCAAGTTGGTGCTATGAATAGAACACATGAAGGTGAAAGACCTTTTATCCAAATGTTGTGGAGAAAAGTTCGTGATGGATTTAGAAGATATTCAAAAGATAGAAAATTAAGATAACTTATATTTATAAGTATAGAATAATTTGTCAATTAGATAGGGTTTATTATGTCTAAAAAAATAAAATTAAAAGACTTACTAAAAGAAAATTTTAGTGGAACTATGATGGGCGGTGTGGTATCACGTAGTCCTTTTTATGATAATGCAAGTTTGTCTAAAATTGTAAAAGAAAAATATGGTGATGTAGATGGTGAACAAGTTAATGTAGAAGGATTGACTACTGAAATATCAAGCTATAACAAAATAGGTGAAGCTATATTTGGTAAATCAAATATTACTCAAATTGCAGAAAAACTTGGTTGGATTGCTAAACAAGCTAAGTCACATACACTTCAAGAAACTGAAGATTGGTTTGATAAAATTACAGTAAATCGTAATATGAAAGAATTAACTGGTCTGTCGAATCAATTTGGTAAAATTGCTAATGAAGCTAAATCATTACAAGAAAGAATGGGAGCTTTATATGAAGATATGGGTAATATTCTTGGTAGATATTATGAAATTAGTGAGACAGTTTCAGAAGAAACTGGTGATAAAGAAGAATATCAAAAGTTTTTTAATGCAGCATTAAAGAAATATGGAGTAAGCTCACCAGATGATCTTGATGATGATAAGAAAAAAGATTTCTATAATTATGTAGATGCAAATTGGAAAGGTGACAACGAGTCTGATTAGGAGGTCATTTGATTTTTGTAAAGGTTTATAATAATAATGTAGATAGAGCACTATCTAAATTAAAAAAACAAGTAAAAGAAACTAAGTTGATGTTGGAATTGAGAGAACGGGAATATTATAAAAAACCATCTCAATTGAGAAAAGAAAGAAATGCAAAGGCTCGTTTAAGAAGAAAAAATAATTCAAATAATTAAGGTTTTTTTTAAATACTTATATATTTATATATATAAAAATGCATTACGGTTTTTTCAACCATCTTGTAATGCAACCGAAAATTAAACTCATTATAGTTCCCAATAACTATATTAAATCCTAAATAAAGATGATTATTAATTTAATCATAGGAGAAAAGTAATGGATGATCTTTTAAAAGAAGCCATTGCAGATGCAAAAGCAGTTCGTGAAACAGCTCTTGAAAACGCTAAAATCGCTTTAGAAGAAG